ACATTATCATTTGCATTTATGTCATAACTATCAATTAAATAGCAATTTGATTATCTATCGTACATGGCAATTTTTAACAGAGAGTGAAGCAATAATTATTAGCCCCCATACAATCCGTTATTTCGGAATAGAACGTCCAGTAGTAGAAGGTTATACGTGTATTGGGGTTAGTCTACAAGAAAAACATGGTGTTGCTAATGGATATCTGTTGGTTACATACACAGAAACATTAATGACAGTACATAATCCACGTGATACAGATATATATTTTTGGGGAGCTGTGTTCAAGTTTGTATACATTAAACGTTAGGTTAACCATTTGATTTTATCATACCCTCTAATGCTGTTATCCGTTTACTTAATTCCGCGATTTCACTTTTGGCGTCAATATGATATAACGGTAAATTATAATCAAATGTCAAAATACCCTGTATTTCGTTACGTCTGAAAACGCAATGTCCCCAGTTACTATAAAATATTTGATGTACATAACCAGCACAATCACCAGTACAAATTAATAATGTACGCGCCGTCCAACCTAAATAATTAGCATTATCAGTATTAGGATTGACATAAAATCTATAAATACCGGGGGCAGTCATATCATTTATACTAATCCCGGAACCATCAATCCCTTGTGCCGTGTAAAACCCTTTATTATTTAATTTGCCTGCCAAATTGCTATTTAATTGGTTAATACTATTCGTCAAAACATTATTTTGCGAATCGATTAGGTGTGCTAATGTGCCCTCTATTGTTGCGTTTTTTTCTATCGCATCTAGCGCATATTCTCCCGGTTTTGTTATTGCTGCACTATTAGACAATTTAACGTGCCCAAGTATAGCAGCAGTTGCCTTTTGCGTATGATGTACAATAAATACTGATAATGCCTTTTTTAATTTTCCAAACGCAATTTTTACTGTTTCACCGCTTTCGATATTTTCAAACTGTGTTGATTCTTCATATGTGGGTATTTGATCGTTAATGTCAGATATGCTCCCTGCCGGTCCATCATTCCCTTTCGGTCCTTTAAAATTTCCTATGTATACCCATTTTGCAGTATCCGCAGCCCCCGAAGCAGTACATTGATATAAATTTCCTGTTGTTGTATTTATGTAATAATCATCAATTTTCGCATCTGTTATCCCGCTGTCTGCAAATATTGTTTCGGTTGTGCTAGTTCCTGTTATGGCAGTACCGCTTGTCCATCTGCTGCCGCGTTCTCCTTTCTCCCCTTTATCACCATTATCTCCCTTTTTCCCTTCGTTCCCTTGCTCTCCTTTAGGACCTTTAAAATTCCCAATTAATAGTTTCATGCGCTCACCTCTATTTCATCATCTGATACGATCATATATATGTTGCCTTCATTGTCTGTTTCAAACTGTGGGTTGTTTTTTGTATCATCAGGAAATATTGCCCACAAATTGCCGTCTGCATCACCAACCAGATTAAACATTCCATTTATAGGCACTATGATGCCACTGTCCCCACGTTCGCCTTTATCACCTTTTTCACCTTTTTCACCTTTTTCGCCTTTTTCACCCGTATCACCCTTTTCGCCTTTATCACCTTTATCACCTTTCGCCCCTGTAAAAAATCCTGTAGCAATCTTATTAATGACATCTTCTAGTACTTCTAATGCTTTGTTTTTTGCCCTTTCTGTAGCTTTTTCGGATTCTACTGCTGTATTTGCGCTTGCCAGTGCTTCTGCTGCCTTTTGCGCGGCATTCTGTTCTGATACTCCGGCGGCTGTTTTGCTTCTCTCTGCAGCCGCTGCTGCGCCTTCTGCTCTTGTTTTGGCTGCTTCTGATGCTATTCTTGATGTTTGTGATTCTTGTGCACTTGCTGCCGATTCTTCGGCTCTTTTTCGTGCTTCCTGATTACTGTGTTCGGCGGCAGCAGCAGAACCCTCTACAGCCGAATTGATAGCATTAATTGCATCATGGATAGTTTGGCGTACATCACGCCCAAAACGTGCTAACAGCATAGTTTTTAGATAATTACTTATGTCTGCCATATTAATCCCCCTCCTCAATGGTTGCAGCTTTTAACCCCTTTATTTCTGCTTTACTTAATATATGATTTGCATTTTCATTAATAATGGAATATCCTTGTTCTGCATATTTTTCTGCATCTTCCGGATTAACATAAAATTTGTCGTCGTCTTTTTTTGCAATAAATAACATTTTTACCTCCTATAATCCTGTTACCAAAAACCCATTCATAAATTTTAGTGTTTTATATGTAGTGGAAGAAGTCATTACTTTTATTTCCCCTGATGTGCAGGTTGTTACACTTGCTGTTTCGTCGCCTGTTTCTGCTGTACATAATCTAGGCGTTTTTATACTCATTGTCTGCTGTGCTCGCATCCTCATAGCTGGATATAATGTGCCGTTTATTCGCGTTCCATCTGAATAATCTAGTGACCCGACTTCTTTATTATTTTGATATCCTTTTACTTCGCCGTCTATTAATTTGATTTTGTGATTATCTTTTTCTGATATAATTGTAACCCCTTGTAATGTTCCACCTTTGATTACATCTGCTAGTATTGCGCCTTCCTTGATTGATATCCCGTCTTTATCCCATTTGCCGATTACATTCTCCCCAGTATCATCCAGTATATTTAATTTTCCGGATGCATTGTTTATGCCCCCTAATGTCAGCGTACCACCCTTGATTACATCTGCTAATATCGCTCCGGCATTTATTGATATCCCGTCTTTGTCCCATTTGCCGATTATTTCACCTTTTTCGTTTAGAATGTGCATTTTACCTGAACCGTTATCTTTTCCTCCCAGCGTTAATGTGCCGCCTTTGATTCGGTCGGCATACATTGTTCCTGCTGTAATAAAATCAGCGACAAGATTTCCGTCAATTGTCCATGCGTTTTCATATGGTCCATTTATTCCTTTTGTGCTAAATCCCACACCATTTTTATTTAATTGGATAACATTTTTTGCTCGTGCCTTATCTATGCTATCCATAATCAAAATCCGTTCAGGATATCCATTGTTATCCCCGTCAAGCAATACATACCCGCCTTTTGCCCCTGTAATTAATTCTGTAGCATTGTCGATAGCCTTTTGCATTTGTTTGCTTATATTTGTGCGTATGGATTGTACGTCCTTGCTTATTTCTCTCATACGTGATGTATTCATGGATGTGCTGGTTGGCGGCGTGGCTCCAAGGGTATATACATTATTAGACGGATTCAGCAAATCTATATTCATTTCCGTTAATAACATATCCGTATTTATGCCGTGAACTGCCGATTGCACACGTGTCCAGCCTAGTTGTATCCGTTTAATATCGTTATTGCAAAGTGCCATATCTACTGCATTTATCTCAACTGTTTGTTTCGGACTAATACATTCTTTTAAATATGCGCGTCCTTTTCTTAATAGATTTTCCGGTACTGTTACGTCCTCAAATTCAACTGTCCCAACGATCACGCCATATTTATTTACTGCATCCTGATCATAAATAAAATCCACGCCGCCATTAATATCGCTTATTGTTAGTTTATTTCCGTCTTCATCTTCATATCCAATCGGGATTATTGCAGTTTTTATGTCGCTCATGGTATTTGTTTGTGTAAGATTTATCATATTTTCGCCTAATTCTACATACTGCTTATTTCTATCATTTATGTTTTGCATAATATCAATCATATATTTGCTGCCAACATCCTCAACTGTTACATATACACCAAGGGACTGTATAACCTTTTCCGATAGTTCGCTCATTGTGTTTGGATATTGGCTACTGGAACGCACAATATTGTTATTGCTATCCACATCCACAATATCTAATGTGCGTATAGTAAACTGTTTCTCCTCTGTTACTTGAGAATTGTGCTGACTAATTAACTGGCGTACATAATCCGCAGGCGTTCCTTGAAACTCGTATTTTCTGACAATACTGTCACATAACATTTTCAAAATACCTTCACACACAAACGTTCCCGTTCTGTAAAAATCTTCATCTGCTGTTATCACGCGTCCCGTAAATATCCACTCTTTTATACTGTCACTGATTTTATACACTTTTATCAATGTGCTTAATCCATGTATTTTGTTAAATCCTGCATGATTATATGGAAGGCTTACTGTTAGACTCCCAGCTATGTTATAGCCTAATGTCAACACTGCCGAAACAATATCATTATCATATCTTTGGTCTAACAGTACGCTTGTTTCATTATCATTAACACATTCTATTAAATACATTATAAATAACCTCCCCTGTATCGTATATTTACAACACCCATACCATTTTTTCGGAATATAAGTGTATTTACACCCGGTATTAATATCAATTCTGGCGTATTGCTCCCCCTGTTTAGCTGATAGATATTACCATTACATTCTACCGACATAGCATCAGAACAAATAAATTCCGGAAATACAATTTTATCCCCAGCTACAACTAATACACAAATACTGCCATTAAATGTAATATCTTCATAATCTGTTGCAATATCGTTTTCAAAATCAAATGAATCCCATTCCCACAATCCATTATTATAAATATCATACCGATACGGTTCACAGTCACACGTAATATGAAATTTTGTAACATATGGCTCTGTGGATATTGATGATATAGAACACCTGCCTATGTAATAATGTGTTGGATCGTCATCTTCTACAATATTCATTTTTTTGCCTTGGATGTAAGAACCAAGTTTTTGCAGCATCCGTTCTGCTGCCATACTTTTTGCATCTGCATAGACAAAATTAAAAACAAGCGTGCGATTTTTATATCTGGTTCGCCCAATAGCAGCAGTTAAATCTAAACTTCCATCTATCCCCGGTACATCTATTACATTCACTTTTGCATCCGGTAAATTAATTACTTTATTTGTCATTGTTATTTCCATATCACGCCGTGTGTGAAAATCTATTATACCGTTATCATCATAAAAGCGAACTCCTCTTTGCATATCCATAATATCACCCCTGTTCCTTTGCTTTCTGTATCCGTGCTATCTGGCGGTCTATCTCATGTATTGTGCTTCCTACCAGCGTTTTTTTATCTATGTAAATATCCCTGTCACTTTCTGCTGCTGCCACCAATTCAGGCATATAATTATTAATCACTCCTAATAAATTGGCTATTTCGCTTAATATGTTTATACTAAAATCCGAATTATTCTTAACAGGAGCATTTATAACACCTAATTCAAAGTCATCTACATTTGGTACAAGCTGGATGCCTAATTTATTTCTTCCAGTAATATTGTCAAACATATCGTCCATTGCTTCATTTACTGTATTCTCGTTCTGTTCAATCCCTGATGCTACTCCTTTTGGTATCCATTGCCCAACTTCTTTTGCCATTACCTTTGAGGGACTTGCAATTCCTAAGACAGATTTTACTCCGTCAACAATTCCGTCAAAAAAATCCTTTACATCTTGTACAAATTTTCTTTTTGCATCTTTTATTCCCTTCCAAATACCATCAACAATTGCTTTCCCTATTTCTGGTATTTTTTGTGGTATAGACTTAGCCCCTTCAACGACATTTTCAATAAATCCTTCAATGGCTTCTTTCGCCTTTTCTTTCATGTTGTCTTTCCATTCTTTCACTTTCTCAATTGTATTGTTAAACCACTCTTTGATTTTATCAGGCAGACTTTTGATATAGTCAATCGCACTTTTAATAAATCCTTCTGCGGTTTCTTTTGCTTCTTTCTTCATATTATCTTTCCATTCCTTGACTTTTTTTATGGTATTATCAAACCATTCTTTTACTTTGTCAGGAAATGCTTTGATATTTTCTATTGCTTCTTTGACAAATGATTTAATAGCGTCTTTTGCATTCTCAACCATTTCACGTTTCCACAAAATGACTTTGCCAATTATGGTTCCTAGCAAAACACCGATATTATATGGCAGTTCATTTAACCATTGTCCAACATCTGCAATAAATTGTGGTATTCCTTGTTTAAAAAATGATACAATATTGTTCCATGCATTCTTAAAAAAATCGGCTATATTCCCAAATGCATTTTCACAATAATTTGTAATATCTTCCCATATATCTGCTGGAAGCTGTTTTATATATTCCCATACATCTTCCCACGTTGTTTCAATATCTTCACACGATATTCCCAAAATTCCTAGGATAGTTTCCCCTATGTTTTCAAATGTATTAAACAGAAATTCCCCAGCCGCCTGTGCTATTTCCCCGATACCTTGGAAAAACTGCTCCCAGTTCCCTGTAAACAGACCGATAAACATATCCAATAATCCTGTCAACACATCTAATACGGCGCTTAGCGTATCTGCTACCTGTGCAAATGCACCTTCAATTATTGGTGCGAAAAATCTGCAAAATCCGTCCCATACTCCTTTTATAAATTCAATAGCTGCTTCAAAATCAATTCCAAGCCCTTCCAGACGTTCTTTAATACCTGTAACAAATTGTTCTATGTTTTCCAGCAGATTTTCCCAAATTTCTGTTACTTTGTTTCTAAATTCTTCGTTTGTATCCCATAAATGTTTGATTATTGCAATAAGTGCTCCTACTGCTGCCACTATTGGCAAAATTGGAGCCGCCATTTTTAATAATGGGGTAATGGCAGAGGAAACCGCTGTCCCCATGCCTTTCATTGCTTCTACTGCTTTACCAATGCCTTGTGTTAATACACCACCGATAGAGGTATTTGCTGCCAATGCTGCTGTCTGTAGCTTTACAATTACCCCTTGCACTTTTCCTAACCCTGTAACTAATGCTCCGCCTGCGCTAATTATTTTTCCTATAATTACCAACAAAGGCCCTATTGATGCTACAACCGTTGCTATTAATACAATTATTTTTTTAGATGTATCACTTAAACCGTTCAACCAATTAACAAAATTTTGTATATGAGAAACAATACTACGAACTACTGGCATTAATAATTCGCCAATACTAATTGCTAAACCTTCCAATGCAGATTTTAGAATTGTAAGCTGACCTTTCAGATTATCAAGCTGTGTATCTGCCATCTGCTGCGCTGCTCCGCTGCAATCTGTAATAGCCTGTTCCAATTCATTCCACTTTTCCCCTGCGCTTGCCATTAAATCTAATGCAGCAGATGCATCCCTTGAATTAAAAATCGTATTAATAATATTGTCCTTTTGTTCATCTGTCATTTCCTTCATGCTGGCATTAAGGTTTTGGAATATTTTGTTTAAACTCCTCATTTTTCCACTGCCATCATAAGCATTAACGCCAAGTTTTTTCAAACATTCAGATGCTTTATCTGTTGGGCTTTGAAGTGATTTAATTATATTGCGTAATTTAGTTCCGCCTTCTGCTCCTTTCGTTCCACTATTGGCTAATATTCCCAATGCTGTGTTTAATTCTGCTGTGCCACCCTTCATCTTTTTTGCTGTAGAACCAATTGTAAGAATCGCCTCTCCCAATTGCGCAACAGATGTGTTCGTTTTGGAGGATGTCTTCGCCATCTGATCAACCATCTTATTAGCGTCAGATACCTCCATACCAAGGGCTGACATTGCATCTGTAACCATATCTGATGCGTATGCAAGGTCAATGCCGCCTGCTGCCGCTAAATTTAAAACTGTTGGCAACGTATCACACATTTGTTGTGTATCATACCCTGCCAACGCTAGATAATTTAATGCATCAGCACACTCACTTGCGGAAAATGCGGTTTCTGTTCCCATTTTCTTAGCAAGGTCTGATAATGTATCCATTGTATTAACAGTCTGATCATTAACTTCTGACATTGCATCTTTTGTAATTCCCATTGTTGCCTGTACTTGTGACATGGAGGAATCAAAATCAGCCGTAATCTTTACTGCTGCCGCTCCAAGTCCTGCAACAGCCGCTGAAACAGGCATAATTGACTTTCCTACTCCTGTTACTTTGTTCCCAAATCCAGAAATTTGATCACCAATCACACCAAGATTACTTGCTATATTAGCAAGTTCATTTTCATATCCCCGTAACTGCTCCTGTGTAGTTACAATCTCTCGTTGCAGCCTTCTGTATTCTCCTTGATTAACTTCTGTTCCTTCACTCATTAACCGCTGTGCTTCTGCCTGTGCCTGCTGCATAGCTTCTAATTTGTCTTTTGTGGAAGCAATAACCTCATTCAGTAACTGCTGCTTTTGTTTTGTCAGTTCGATATTTCTGGGGTCAAGTTTTAGTGCTTTATCTACATGGCTTAATTCTGTCTTTAGGGATTTTGTAGTTTTACTAATGTCATCTAACGCTTTTTTAAGACTTGTGGTATTTCCACCAATCTCAATTTGTATCCCTTTAATGCTTTTCGCCACTATGTACCACCCCCGAATTTCTCCCTTAATTTCTCTCTTTCTGGTTCTGTCTGCGTAAGCCGCCACGCATTTTCTAGGTATTCCCGCCCTTCTTCTGTTTGCTGTTTATTGTAGATAAATGCATCACGCCTATATTGCAGATAATCCAAATAATCAAGTTTATCAATTTCATTAAAATTTAGCCCTGTATAATCAGCGACTAATTTTTCCCATGCTGACGCAATTGTATAATTATGCCCCCTGTCCTCTTTTGTAGGATAAAAGGGCAGCTTTAGTTTTTTGATTTTGTTATACTGTTTAGCATTTTTGAATACTCATCAAAGAAAACAATAATATCCTGCATATCCAGCATATCTTCCAGATATTCACTTGTAATTTCTTTCTTTGCCACGTTATTGCTCATAATTTCTGCTGCTACTTCATAAAGTGTTTCAAGTGCTTCTATATTGTCTGCATTACTTTGCAAATCGCTAAGAATATCTGACATTGATGTCAGTTTCTCTACAATACCCTTTGTGGGAGTTTTTACCAATATTTTGTTATTATCATCAAAAACAACTGGCAAAAAGTTTTTCTTTGATGTTGAAAAATTTAATTCCCTCATTAATTTTCTCCTCCTTGAACAGCTTCCGACTTAGGTGTTATTTCTTCTCGGTAGAGGATTAATGTTCCCTCTTTGTCCATTGACTGACACTTAAATTCTGCATCAACCACCGTTTCCGCATCTTTATTAAATGAAATCGTAAATCCTGCTTCATTTGTTCCTACAATATCAATACGAATATCTCCGTCTTTTGCATCTTCATGCAGAAAATGAATTACATACCTCTTCCCGTCAAAATTACCAACACCACCAATTTTTAATGTTCTGATATTGTCTTTTTCTTCCACCCTTCCCGTATTGCATAATACAGAAAGTCTGTTTGCATTCAATGTCATAATGCCTGACTTAAAACTTGCTGTTTCTTCTGTAATAATTTTTTTCGTTACAATACCCAAGTCGTCTTTTGCTTCGTAATATGTAGGTGTATATGTGACTGTTGCGCCGCCTTTAATGTATCCAAGACGGTTTTCCTCTGTTTCGATTATGGCATCCTCTGGAATATTGCCCATAAATTCCATGCAGTATAATTTCCCTGAACCTAATATAATTTTCTCTTTATCCATTTTTAACCTCCAAATTTTGCAATCGTTTTTCTATAAAAATCATTTTTCTACAAACCTGAAATAATAGCTGTTTTCAAAATGTTTTTCTGCATCTATCCATTTGCGCCCATCACATTTGTACGTTATCGCATTGTCTTTAAAAAATTGCTCCATCTTCTTTTCAGCTTCTCTAATGCTGGCATTTGTATCAGAATAAATTTCAATATTTATATCATGGTCTTTGATGAAAAGCCGTTCATCTGCCCCTCTTTCTTCAAATTCATCCAGATATACTCCATAGGGATATGACGGCGTTTTTTTCCATGCCGCATATTCAAATGGAATAGCAGACTTATTCAGCCATTCTTTAATATCACGCATTTTTTACAGCCTCCTCTACACTCTTTTCATACTTGGCTATAATTGTTTCTGCGTGCTTTGTAATATGTTTATCACCGTTATATTTTCCAACGATTTTTCCACCTCTTTTAATTATGTGTCCGTTATTTAACAGGTGTGCTACTCTATATCTTGGTGCCCTTACATACCATGTATAAACTGCTCTATATCTGCCTAAATCCTCTTTACGGCTTGCAATTAAATCCTTATAATGTTTTCCTGAACTGTTTTTATTGTAAGGTGCATCTTCTTTAGTAGCCGTAACAAGTTCTTTCATACTTTTTCTTGCGCACTTATCTACTACCTCGCAGACCGCATCACTATAATCTGTGAGCATTTTTGTTAATGTAGACTCTAAATCACTGATTTGTATATCTGCCATCTGCTGCACCCCCAATTCGTTTCTGCGACACCATACTACTGATTACAGCTTTCATTTTTTGCTTGCCAATCTTTTTTAACATTAACTTAGCTATTGGCGGCAAATTTTTCTTATAAAAATCAACTTTTTCGATATTGTACTGTTCGCCATCAATTATGGCGTAATAATCCGTATCTATTTTATCCTGTGTCAATGGTATATGTATCAGCTTGTCTATGTTTTCATCTACTGCTCTTGCTGCATAATGCCGTTTAAAACTTATATTCTCATCACCATAACGCAAATCATAGGCTATTGCTCTTTCCAGCTTTTCATCATTATTCTCCTTATAAATTCCGACATAGCCGTCATTAAATTCCTCAAATTTAGGTTTCATCTTTCTTTTCCTCGCTGTTTTCTGATTCTGTCTGTCGTGCTTTTAATGCTCCGCGCAATGCTAACGCCGTAAGTTCTCCGCAAAAATCGTGTGAAAACTGTTCTATGGCATTGCTACGTCCATATCGACAATAGGAAATAAGCAACTCTAACGCCTGTGCATCCTCCTCATAATTAATTGTTTCGCCAAATTTATCATCCAAAAAGGCTTTTCCTCTTTTGATAATACGGCTGATTTTTCTTTCTATTGCTTCGTCACTATATGTAATATCCAATTCATTTAACACGGTTTCCAACAACGGATTATCCACAAATGCACCGCCTTTCCACACAGGCAGCAGTTTCTCTCTGCTGCCTTGGATTCTTTTTAATTTTTACTCTGCCGCATTCTGCTGTTCTAAGAATGACGCAATTTTATCAGCTTTATTACTTCCCTCTAAGGTATATCCGCGCTGCTGTGCTATCTCCTCAATTTTTGCCACCGTTAATGCATTTAAAGATGTTTCCGTATAAGATGCACTTGTATTAATATCAGATTCATCCGACAATGACATTGAATTAATACCTGATTCATCCGACAATGACATTGAATTAATACCTGATTCATCCTGCACAATACGGACTGTATAAGATGCTGGTTTTAAATTACTAATATCCAGCACAAGAAACGAATTATTATCTGTTGGCTTCCCGTTTCCATATAGATATGATGCATAAATTCTTTGATTCTGCATAAATCGTACACTGTCATCATACTGTATAACACCGTCTTTGCTGCTTGCGCCAAGCCCCATAAAATAGTTTGCCGCAATTCCGATAACAGCCTTTCCCTGCGGAACCTCTGTGCATTGTTCAATCGTTGTTGGATATGGAAGTACATTGTTTGCATATGTTCCATCTGGTCGCTGCATTGTCGTTGCAGGCATAACTTTTGTAAAATAATCAACCGGATTTACTACCATCAAAAGGCTTCCCACTTTACGCGGCATCCCGTTTCTGCTCACTGCCAATCTTGCAACAATTGCACCATATTCTGTAGGTGTAAATGACATTACAGGAATTGCTTCCTTGTCTGGATATGGTTCGCCGTCTTTATGGCTTGCTTCAATATCTTTCATCATACCGATCGGCATATCTACCCCTGTTCCGGCAATAATTCCCTCCTCAAGACCTACTGCATTTGCTTCCTTGATAACTGCACGTACATATGCATCAAGCCACGTTGCCCCAAGGTCAAGCATAGATTTATGTACTGGCAGAAACGCCATCAAAGAATAAAGTGTTGTGTCAAATTCCTCAAAATCTCCTTCCAGTTCTTTTGTAAATTCTGCTGTCAAACTTCCCCACTTTGCTTTTTGTTTTCCGTTTTTGTTTAATATCCATTTGATAACGCCTGTCGTATTCTGAAATGTAATTTGATTTAACAATGGATGTTCGTTTTGAATATCCTCAAATACACTTTCAATAATTGTTTCCGGCATAGTTACATCCAGATTGTTTAATGCCTGTTTCGGATCGCCACTTCTCATTGCAGAAATAAGGGATTCATAATATTTCTTTTCTGCGCTGGTGAGCTGACGCAACCCACGTGCTGTTAATGCCTGTACATCCATCTGCTCTACGTTTGTAATATGTTGTGCTGCTTCCAATACATCTTCCTGTATACTCTCTGCCATTTCTGCCATTGCCTGTGCAACTGCCTCTGGGTCATTTGTTGCAATCGCTTCATTTAATTTTTGTGCACGTTCTTTCCGCTTCTGTTCCAATATATCTTTCGATTTCATATGTCTTTTCCTCTCTTTCTTTTACTTACTATTTTTCTTAATTATTTTTTCCATAAATTCTGTTTTGCATCCCTTTCAATAGTTCTGCGATATCAATGTTTTTCGTTTCTTTTGGCTCTTTATTATGGCTGCTATTATAAATCTGCCGCAAATCTTCCTTAAACGATAATTGTTGTTTTAATTGTTCTTGCAACTCTGTGATGCGCTGCTGCATCTGCTCTACGCTGCCGTTTTTTGTTGCTTCGTTTAAATGCATAACCTCATCTGCAAAACCTTTTTCAACTGCCTGTTCTGGTGTTAAATATGTTTCTGCATTCATTAGTTCAATTAATTCATTTTCGGAAATTTTAGCGCGTTCCATATATATCGCGCGATTCGCTTCCATTAGAACATCAAGGTCATCTGCTGCCTTGCGCAGTTGCTCTGCATTTCCGCTAATAGACATCCACATATTATGTATCAATATACTTGTACCAAGCCCCATAATGCGGCGGTCTGCTGCCTGCAATATCACTGATGCAATGGAATACGCAAAACCGTCCACATATGCAACTATTTCTTTGCATTTCTTTTGCTTTAATTGATTATATATTGCTATGCCTTCTTTGACGCTCCCACCATAGCTGTTAATATGCAATTCAATGGTTTCGGTTTCTGGTATTTCTGCAAGCATCTTTCTAAAATACTCTGCGCTTGTTTCACTTTCTGTGTATTCCAATGTCCACCAATCAAAATCACCATATTCCTCCACATCATCATAGATATACAGTTTATGTACATTGCTTCCTTCCTGCTGCTGTAATGTATAATGTGCTTGTTTTTGTTCTGGTTTCATATTATGATTCACCTCCTCTCTGCATCTTTTGACGTGTTGCCAAGATGCTCCATCCCTTCTGCTTCTGTATAATTTTTTGTGATATAATGCTTTTGTGACCATTCTTCATTAATTGCAATATCGCCTAGTTTTGTGCGCAATTCATCAATACAATATAAACCGGAAGATAGAAGTTTGTCGGCATTCGTAGCCTGCTCAAAAATATCTATGTGCTGGATGCAATTTGTATTTATGTCTAAATAATAACCATTGACAAAATGCTGCCTTCCATAACGTTTTCTTGTGATTTCTTCGCCAATTTTATCTGCCAATGGGTCAATACCAAAGGTCAAGAAATTCTTTGTTACCTTCTCTACATCCGATACATCTCCCAACATTATCGCCTTTGGCACTCGAAATGCCCTTCCAGCCATTTCAAATTCATAGTTGATTCTTTCGTTTAAATCTGACGGATTCGGAATATTTGTTGATTTTGTTACATCTGTGTATGAATATCCCTGCGTTAATGGCAACACCCCTTGGTTTGCTTCATAAAATGGTTTAAATCGTTCGTTCATTAATTCATCTAATTCCTGCAAAAAATTAGGTCGTGATTGTGTCATTGCATCAATATTCAAAATACCTTTCTGACCATTTGCACGTATAATATTTCTCACAGCCTTCGCAACTGTCTGCCCATAACTTGTATAACTGCCCTCCAATCTGCGGCGTACATCAATATTATTTAATTCACAATAAATTACATCACTTGCCGCAAAACTTCTCTGTAAGGTTATATCCCCAATAACAATACTGCTGAATATATCATCATATAATGCATATTTTCTTCGTATAAAATTATCTGCCACATACAACTTGTCATTTATTTCAACAATCAATGCTTCGTTGTCATAACATAAATTCGTTATAAATTGCTGTATCATGTCGCTGCTGTTTTGGTTCTGGTTTGGTTCTATATTCCATAGATAATACTCATCACCTTTTATCGGTTCTCCTTTTACAAACGTCCGAAACTCACATTTACTTATGGTATTCGCGATAATATTAATAGCACACGCTGTCGCTAATTCCTTAAAAACAACCTCGGAAAAACGTTCTTCGATAGGGTCTTTAATACTTATACATGACTTTTTTTGAAATGCTGTTAAAAACAAATCGTTGAAACTTGTTCTCACTCAATCCATCACCCCCATTACATTGTAAATAAAGGCAAAACCCCGCCAATGCTTTGCTGATCAGGAATCAAATCATTTTTGGTCATAGCCGCTACAAACGCAAAAAATCCGTCAGTTTTACGACTTTTTGCTTCTATTTTTTTATACTCATAATTACCATATTTTTTAGCCATTACTTTTTTTGTGTTATTTGTGTACCAACGCATAATTGCACTGTCGCCAAAAATAATATTATGATTTCTAAATGCACTATCTATAATTGGCTCAATTTTTATTTTGTCGGATGGGCGCACCAAAAATATATTTTTGTTTTCATCCGAAAATCCAATACGCCCTAAACTCTTTTTTATTAGCGTATATCTATAATCATCCATGCATAACATCTGTATACTATAAAAACTCATCTGTTCTAAATACCATTCTGCAATTAAATCAGGATCGATTTCTAATGCATCTACAATTTCCACTTCTCCCTTTTCTTCTGCTTCTTTCAGCGGAAATTTAATGCGTGGCAAGTCAGCACTATTTTTACATACCCATGTTTTTTGTATCCAAATAAATTTACCTTCAAATTTGGTGAGTATTCCCGCACTTGCAAAATCATTTATTTTTGTGTAATCAATACCACCAACTGCCATTTCATGATAAATAGGTGTAAATTTTTGATTTGTAGCAACAATATTTTTCCAGTCAGTAACTTCAACTTCGCTGTTTCCCTGCCGCCAATTCATGCGCTTTGTCATAAAATCGCTTGCGCTGCTACGGTTCTCGCACCATTCTATATACTCTTTTTGCATTTCATAAAGTAAATTTGGAAGATACTGCAATGACGGATTTGCTTTATGCCAGTTTTCTTCTTTGTGAACTTCCTTTTCTTCGTCAATTCCACAACAAAAAGGCAGCAGTCCATTATCTTTTGCGTCCCCGTCTAATATCCGTTTCGCTCTTTCGAGTAAATCATCAAGTACACCATCGCATACATCCCCGTTTGTCGTGATATATGTTCGTCTTGGATGTGCTTTCTTGCCTAGTGCCGTTGTAAAAACTTTGATGTTATCATAACTTTCATATGCGTGCACTTCGTCAAAATCAACTTTACCACTTCGCAAACCATCTTTAGATTTTGCGTTGTTAGTACGATACTTTAATTTTGAATTATTCTTTCTGCCTGTTATGGTTTCTTTATTCCAATGAAAATGTCTGTGTAGTGTTTTCTTATATACTGGATTAATTTGATTTTCAAGAATGTTATAGATATCGTTAAATGATGTTTTTGCCTGTTCTTCTGCCATTGCACATATATCAATGTCATATTCCCGCACCTTGTTATATGGGGAAATCAAGCAAAAGTCTTCGAATGCCAGATAGCCGTTTTTTCCTGCCCCTCGTCCCACAAAGGCAAACAAATCTGGGAAGCGTGGCAGACCGTCTTGTCTGTACACACAGCAATGTAATGTAAATATAAACCGTTCCCACGGGAACAGCGTAAATGTGAAATACTTCTCTAACTTCATATAATTTTGAAGCTGTTCTGTATCAATTGTTAAATCTTCGTTTTTGAATATTGTCTTTATTAATTTTATTAATTTCTTTTGTTGGTTACATACTTTCTTTCTTCCGTCTTTACCTGCCTTTTCCACTAATTCTATGTAATCATTTATTTCTGGTATATCCTTATAGTTCGTCGTAACTATCACCACCGCTCATTAGTGGCTTTGCCCTTAATCCAAGTTCTGACAACAATTTCAGCATCTGGGCATTTGTCTTGTTAAACATATCCACTGCCTCATTCTTCTTTACTCCCTTTTGTCCTCCGCCATTGTCATATGTTACAGTAACGCCGCGTTTTTGGATATCTTCGATCAACAGCATCTTGGTCACATACATAGCCATATAGTCATTGACTAAATCCTCAAAAAACTTGCTGTTTGTATCGTTCTCCTGTAGTTGTGTTCTTAAATCCTCTTTTATCTCTTTGTATGCCTTTGACCTAATAATCCGTTTTACATCCGGTGTCTGTTGCGGCTTTTTGTCTGCCATGTATATACCACCCCCCTTACGCGCGCGCGTATATTATAAAATGTCTAC